GGCTTCGCGCCCGCACCGAAAATCTAGCGGTAAAAAACTAAGGCGCATGGTGTCAATAACTTACAGACGGTCAGGGGTAGCGTTGCGCGGCTAAGCGCGTGAAAATGTGAGACTTACGCGAAGGCGCCGCAATTTTCGCTGGAAGCCGCATAGAATCAACGCGTTAGCATGCGGCTGCAAACATTTAGTGCAGTTTGCGTGCCATGCTCTCTTGCAATTTCAGTGGGATGCGTTTACACTGCGAATTTAAAAGAAAAGGGCCGCCCGATTGGATTTAAACCGAGCGGCCGCCAAAGAAATCAACCCAGAAAGTCGTCGAATCGGAATGAGTATACCACGCTTTGACTCTTGCGGAATACGCCCGACATCGCGGGTGCAGGCCTAAGGCGGTAGAAGAAGCCATCCTGGCCGGCCGCATCACGCGTAGCGCGACTGGTGGCGTAGACGACGCTGAGGTGGCGGATCGCGAGTGGGAAGCCAACACCGACCCGGAGGGCCGCAAAGAGCGCAAGAAACGCGATGAGAGCGTAGATGCCGCCGCCGGCGCGCAAAAGTTCAAGACTGTGGCTGAAGCGCGCTCCGCGCATGCGCAGGGCTTCGATGTAGAGCGATTGGGCAAGCTGAGTTTCGCCGATGCGAAAGCCATTGAGAAAAACATCGAAGCCAAATTGAAGTTGGTCGAGCTCGAGGAGCTCGAGGGCAAACTGGTGCGGCGCCAGAGCGTGATGGACGACGTCTCGAAGTTGTGCCGCATCTCGCGGGATCATTTGCTCAACCTGCCGGTGCGCATCGCGGCCCAGGTGATCGCGCTCACGGAGTTGGCCGATGTCGAAGCGGCCATTTCCGAAGAGATCACCGCGGTGCTCGAAGAGATGGCCGACCGGCTGGAGCGCGTGGCCCAAGGTGATCCCCAATGACGCCCGCCTTGCGTGAGCAGCCGAGCGCCGTGCTGGGGCCGGCCGCGCGGGCGTTCCGTCCAGATCCCGCGTTGCTGGTGAGCGAGTGGGCGGACCGACATCGCGTTCTTTCGGCCCGCTCCTCGCCCGAGCCGGGGATGTGGCGTACCGCGCGGACACCCTATCTGCGCGAAATCATGGACTCGCTCTCGGCATCTTCGCGGGTCGAGATGGTGGTGTTCATGAAAGGTGCCCAAATCGGCGCCACTGAGGCCGGCAACAACTGGATCGGTTACATCATTCACCACGCGCCCGGGCCCATGCTCGCGGTGCAACCCACGGTCGAGATGAGCAAGCGCAATTCGAAGCAAAGGATCGCGCCGCTGATCGAGGAATGCCCCGCGCTGAGAAACCTGGTGAAGGAATCGCGCTCGCGCGACTCGGGCAATACCATCCTGGCGAAAGAGTTTCCGAGCGGAATTCTCGTGCTTACAGGCGCTAATTCTGCCAAGGGCCTCAGAAGCATGTCCGCTCGGTATCTGTTTCTGGATGAGGTCGACGGCTATATCGGCGATGTGGACGGCGAAGGCGATCCGGTGCCGCTGGCCATCGCGCGTACCTCGAATTTCACCCGGCGCAAGATCTATATCGCCTCGACGCCGGTCCTGAGCGGCCGCTCGCGCATCGAGAAATACTATGCCGATTCGGATCAGTGCCGCTACTGGGTGCCCTGCCCGGTCTGCATGCAAAGCCAGGTCCTGAAATTCGAGCAGTTGCGCTGGGAGCCGGGACAGCCGGAATCGGCGCGCTATATCTGCGAGCATTGCGCGGCGCCCCTGCACAACCACCAGAAAAATAGAATGCTCGAGCACGGCGAATGGCGCCCCGATAACGCCGGCGCCTATGGCGGCCGCGTCCGCGGGTTTCATCTCTCGAGCCTGTACTCGCCGGACGGCTGGATGAGTTGGGCGCAGGTGGCCGAGGAGTATGAGAAGTGCGGCACAGACCCGAGCAAGTTGCAGGTGTTTTCGAATACCAAGCTGGGCGTGCCCTGGGCCGACGCCGCGGAGGTGCCCGAGGTCGATCGCCTGTATGAGCGCCGCGAGGATTATCCCGTGGGCAAACTGCCCGAAGGCGCGCTCGTCCTCACCGCCGGCGTGGATCTGCAGATTCGCCGCATCGAGGTCGAGCTCGTGGCCTGGGGGCGGTCCAAACAATCCTGGTCCATCGATTACCGTGTGCTCGAGGGCGATCCCTACCAGCCCGAGGTCTGGAAACAACTGGCCGCGCTTCTGGATGAAGAGTTCGAAACGGCCTACGGCGGGAAAGTGCGCATTCAGAAAATGGCGGTCGATTCGGGTTATGCGCCCCAACGCGTGTATGAATTTGTGCGCCAGCAAGGCCCTTTGCGCGCCATGTGCATCAAGGGCAATACCAACTCGCCGGCGCTGGTCAATCATCCGCACCTGATTGAAGTGCAACCGCAGGGCCGTTCCATGAAGCACGGCGTGAAACTGTGGCCGGTCAACGTGAGCATTGCCAAGGAACAGTTGTACAAATGGCTGCGCTCGAGCGTTCCCGATCTCGAGCGCGGCGATCCCTGGCCGGTCGGATTCTGCCACTTCCCGCGCTACGGCCGCGAGTACTTCGAGCAACTCTGCGCCGAACGCCTGGTGACGCGTTTGACTTCGGGCGGCGCGCGCAAGCCGGTGTGGGAAAAGACGCGTGACCGTAACGAAGCCTTGGACGCGAGGGTTTATGCCATGGCGGCCATGGCGACCTTGCGTATCGACACCTGGGCGCCGGACCGCTGGGAGCAGTTGCAGGCCTCGCTCACGGTGGCCAAAGCCGCGCCGCCGCCGGTCAAACGGCCGATGCCGCAATTTAAGTCTTTTGGAGCCAGGGAGCCGGGCGAATGAATGTTCGACAGCAAAAATTTCTTAATTCGCATGGCGTTACTGGCGCTGTTTGTGCTGATCATTGCCGCGGGTGCATGGCTCGCGGGCAAGAGGTGATGTGTTCCCCGTGGAACGCTGTTCTTAAATTGCGGATGCCGAGGTGGATACATGCATAAAGTTCGTCTGATCTCGCCGCGCTCGGGGACGCCGGTTACCGATCCCTGCGCCTTGCTTACCGCCGCGCAGCAGGCCTTGAACCTGATGCTCACCGGGCAGGCCGTGAGCGAAATCGAGACTCCGCAATTAGGGCGCGTGCGCTTCGCACCCGTCACCATCGCCGATATGCAGCGCTACGTGGATGCACTCACCCTGCAATGCAACACCCAGAACGGCGTAGCGCCCGCGGGCGGCCGGAAGCCGTTCAGTTTTGAGGCCTGGCCTTAAAGGAGGAATCATGTTGACCGCTACTCCGATACCGGACGACGACGAAGAAGAAGACGATCAGGACGAAGACAAGAAACGGTGAACTCGACGCTCGACATTTTACTTAAAGCGCGGGAACAGGCCCCCGACATGCACGCGCAGTGGTGCGACACTTCGCATGCGGGCGCTTCCTGGGTGCGCAAGCAGTTGTCCAATTGGCTGCCGTCGCGCCAACCCGCCGATATCGATCTGCTGCCCGATCTGCCGACATTGGTGGGGCGGGCGCGGGATTTAAACCGCAACAATGGCGTCGCGGCGGCCACGCTCCAGACGCTGCAGGACAACGTCGCCGGTTACGGACTCAGATTGAGCGCGGTGCCGGATTACCGCAGCCTGGGACGCGACATCCAGTGGGCCGAGGACTGGTCGCGGCAGGTCGAGTCGCTGTGGAAGACTTACGCGGAATCGTGCGCGTGTGATATCACGCATGAACTCGACTTCGCCGCGATGACGCAGTTGGTCTTCCGCTCGGCCATTGAAAATGGCGAAGCCCTGGCGCTCGCGCTGTGGCAGGAGCGCGGCGACACGCCCTTCCATACCTGCTTTCAATTGGTCGATTCCGACCGGCTCTCGAACCCTTACGGAGTATTGCCGACGAGCACGCTGATCGGCGGCGTCGAGAAAGACACCTTCGGGCGCCCCCTGGCTTATTACATCCAGCAAATGCCCTTGTGGGTGGGCGGATGGAGCTACAACGTCAACTACAAGTGGGATCGCATCCCGGCGGAAACGGCGTGGGGCCGCAAGCGCGTGTTGCACCTGCGCTCGCAGGAGCGCGTCGGGCAGACGCGGGGCCGGCCGCTGCTCACGCCGGTCATCGAGCAGTTCAGGATGCTCGACGCCTATCAGCGCACCGAGCTCCAGAGCGCCATCGTCAACTCGCTGGTCGCGGGCGTGCTCGAGACGCCGCTGGACTCGGACACCATGTCTACGCTGGTCGGCGGCAATCCCAGCGATTATCTGGCGGCCAAGAATGAATACCGCGTGCAACTCGAGGGCGGCAGCGTCATTCCGCTCTATCCCGGCGACAAACTGACGCCCTTTGTGCCGGCGCGCCCGGCCGTCACCTTTCCGGCTTTCGTCGAGGCGCTCTCCCGGCAGATCGGCAGTGCGCTGGGCCTGCCCTATGAATTGGCGCTCAAGGATTTCAGTAAGACCAACTATTCGAGCGCCCGCGCCGCCCTGCTCGAAGCCTGGCGTTTCTTCATGGTGCGCCGCCAGTGGCTCGCCAACAACTGGGCCCGGCCGGTGTACCGTCTGTGGCTCGAAGAGGCCGTCAACGCGGGGATGATCGACGCGCCCGACTATTACGCCAATGTGGCCTATTACGCGCGCTCCAAGTGGATCGGCCAGGGCAAGGGCTGGATCGACCCGACCAAGGAAGCCGAGGCCGCGCAGATCCGCATGCAGGCCGGGATCTCGACGCTCGAAATCGAATGCGCCGAGCAGGGCCTGGATTACCAGGAGGTAATGGAGCAGCAGGCGCTCGAAATGCGGCTCAGGGACGAGTTAGGCTTGCCGCCGGTGTTCCAACTGGCGCTCACGCCGCTCACCGCTGAAAAACCCGAACCGGGTGGCTCGCCCAGCGAGCCTGCTCCCCAGGAGGGCGCATGACGCTGGCATTGCTGGTTCAACTGCTCATCGTTTTACTGATCGTGGGCGTGGTGCTCTGGTTGATCCGCGCGTATGTGCCGCTTGACCCGCCCATCAAGCTTATTTTGCAAGTGGTGGTCATTCTGATTGTGATCGTCTGGCTGCTCAAAGTCTTGGGAATTCTCGCACTGGGATGAGCGAAAAGAATTATTTCCGCGT